GCCGGAGAAGGATAGACTTCAAAGAACTTTCCGGAGAGCGGAACCGAAGATCCGTCGCGTCCGGTTATCCTGTTCTCAATCAGGTCTTTGAAATATTTCAACTGATGAACTATCATTCAAATACCTGTTTGAACCCGTCTTCGAGAATATCTTTTATCTTTTCCCGGCTTTCCTCCAGACCCGGCCCCACATGGGGACGTGCCGGCAGATTGCGCGGTTTGTACCCAAATTCCAGTGCGCGCCCCTGATTATGGTTTGTCCCTATATGAACCTCGTCCCAGTCTCGTTGCTCAACAGTGAATGATCCCATATAATCACCCTGGGCAATGAGAATCAGGTTCGAGTGCTTTTGACGGGCCTTTTGTTCAACGGTCGATGGAGCGAGAGGTTTGAAATTATATTTCTGCCCCCGTATACCCTTAACGATATTAGTCCTTACAACCTCTCCTGCTATAAGGAGCGGCCTCTCCATATTCTTTTTAAGAATGGAACCCATATCATTAAGCCTGTTTATGAGAACATCGATATTCCCGTCCATCACTGCCTCTCCAAATCGACCCTTGACCTGTCGCCATATAACGAATCATGATGAGTGATCTTCATAATCCGGTAATCGGTTTCACTGATAACCAGGATGTCAGTGGAAGTCAGGCCAGATGCCTGAACCTTTTCCATCCACACCGCTGCGTCACCCAATATCTTAATCCCGACTCTTGTGTTTTTGTTTTCCCCGGTAAGTATGAAAATATCACACCCCCGAAGAACATCAGTGTTATAACTAATACTGCGAGCAGCATTTAGAAATCCCTCCTTTTCATTTGTAATCTGGCGCTTAACAGTTACTTCCCCTTTAACAACCTGCTTCCATGAACGGTTGAATAAATGGGAAACGTATCTCTGCCGGAGCATCATAGATACTCCTCCACAGACCTGTATGCTTCATCCGAGAAATCCCTGATTGCCCGCTCAAAATCATCCCTGGAGTATAGGGCCAGGACAATCCTCTGCCCTGAAGGGAGACTAACTTCCTTTTCTATACCCATTGTGCCTGACCTCATCAGATGTTCTATCATCTGTGAATGAATGAGCGAGGAGAGAGCCTCTTGAACATCAAAAGCCATCTCTTCGTTTATGGGGGAATCTGAAACAGCATCTTCAATGACATCAGCCCCGAGCCATTTTTGAAGCCGCCTTATCGCTTTTGACAGCTCTGAATCCACAAAGCGATCATACGCAGTTTTACCGCTTGTATCCTGAGCCTCATCATCTATGTTGAATGCCGCAGCAGGCCAGAGGTCTTTGATGTCACTGGTTTTAATCATATCACTTTACCTTAATCACAATCTGCTGATCTTTGATCTCGTAACCCTGTAATTCTTTCTTCTTAAGAATTCCCTGACAGGTTTTGTCTTTTGCAAGCCTGTCGAAAATATCCTTCTCGCTTGAGCCTTCCCGGATTTTGACTTCGGTGACAGGCTCGTTGTTGACATAGACTTCGTAAGAAATCATTTCCCTGTCATCCTCTCTCGCAATGAGGATGAGTTCTCCCGAAGCGATCTTTGACTCGACAAACGACGTCGCTTCAAGCGTAAACTCTTTATCAATAACCGGTTTTCCATTTTCATCGAATGGGGGGAATACATCCTGTCCCCCTTCGATGTCGCAGAATCCACATCCCCTTGATGCAATAGCCGGTTTTATTTTAACTTTGACTTTCATAGTCACCTCACGCTGTAACAACGAGCATCTTGGCCGCATCGCGGAAGAGTATTGACCAGCCGCTCACTTCGCTTATAACTGCGTTTTCAAGCTGCTTGTCTATGATCTTGTCATACTCAACAAGAGACCCGCCTTTCTCGTACACCTCTTCAAGGGCCGCCTTATTATCCAGAGCGATAATCTTCCCTGCGGGCATCCCTGCGGATTTAAGAGGGGGTTCCGGCATTGCCGGGCCGTTTTTGTCCTTGTACTCCGCAAGGGTTTTGTATTTGACCCTCATATCCCTGGATGACAGCATGAGATTCGGGTCAAAGTGCTCGAAAGCCTCTTCGAGATTAACGACATCGATATAAGCGAGAGTACCGGCTGTTGCCGCACTAACAGTGCCAATAGGGTTGCTGTTCCCGTCACCGTTAATGAGTACATCAATGGCGTCCTTTATTTTATCCTGAGCGATGTTTCTGCCGATTACCTTCATCGTAACAGCGAACACATTGATCTTCATCCTGCGGATCGTTTCATAGCTCGCTTCAAGCTTATAGCCGTGCTTGGCTATTTTAATCGCTTTGTCCTTGAACTTGATTTTCACTGTGGGAAAATCCGCCCCTTCAGAAACTCTTCTGGCTGAGGCTGTTGAGTTAGCGACATCAACCTCTGCAGACTCATATACACCGCCGAGAATCCCGGTTCTTGTAGCAGTGAGGTCAGTAAGCTTCGCGAAGCTTTTAACCTGCTCATCCATCCCAAGCCTGACCATTTCATTGATTGTTTCAACGAACAGAATCCTGTTGTCTTCTGTTCTGTAAAACTCCTCAATCAATGCAGCGTGCGCCCCGGACAGTGCAAGGCCCCTTGCCGCCAGTTGCTGCTGAAGCGGAGAGAGCCTGGACTCCCTGTTGAACTTCTCGCTCTTTTTCATGAGGTCACTCAGAGTCACACCTTTCTCTTTTGCCTCCATGAACATCTCACGGCTTATTGGTATTCTTTCAAAAATCATCCTTCATTTACCTCACATCAGAAATGTAACGGTCTTTGCCGTTGTATTTATATCCAGAACAAGATACTTCTTGCCTGTCTCAGCAGTCTTTACTTTGCCGGTTCCGTCTGCCACAAGGACGGTCATTCCCGCTGCTGGTGCGTCGCCTGAATACACAAGTGTTTTCACACCTCTGATTCTTACCGCGCCGAAACCGTTGTCGTGGTCTATTGTTTCAAGCACGCCGTCAAAATCGTTCGTATTAGCGCACTTTGCTACTGTCTGCGCTGCAGAAACCTTTACAGGTATCCCTTCATCAGTCCCGCGCACAAACGAACTGGCTGCAGCGAGCTTGAATGTCGCCACATCTGTTATCCCTTCAAATGATACTTTATTCATTTACAACCCCCTTATGGTAACTCGTATGCCGAGATATCTACCTCATCATCCGTGCCGTGCTCATTGCCGCGTTCCGCGCTGCCACGGCTCATGGTTCCGCCGCATTTACTGCACTTGAGCGGCGCTTTCTCCTCTGCCTTGAGTTTGTACTCATCTCTGAGTTTCTTCGCATCCTCAACCGGTGCGGACATGATTACTCTCTCAAGCGCCTCGGACAGTTTATCAGTCCCCTCCGCGAGCTTCGCGAACTTCACTGCATCTGTTCTGAGGTCGTTGATATAGGCGTCACCCTGTGCCGCCGCAGCTTTCAGCGCTTCAGCCGCTGGCTTGTCTTTTTTCCCATCACCGAACAAAACGCTTAACACTGCCGCCTGCTCCTCGTTGGTCTTCGACAGTCGCTCTATCGCAGCGCCGATTTCATTTACAAGCGCTGATGCTCCAGCGTCATCAAGTTCAATCTCCTGTGTATCCGAACCCATCCCGTAACTTGACGGAGTCAGCCCGGCCTTCAGAAGTAAACTCCTGAATATTTTCATGCTCTTAATCCCTCCTGTATTTTGTGCCGCCGTCTGTCCCGCCTGCTTTCCGGCCCCGGACTTAAGCGTCAAATCCAGTCTTTTGGCGAACCCGTCGGCCCCCTGCCACACAAGGGATATCTCGCCATAAGACAGAATCTTTGTTGCTATTATTGATACAACCCGTCCGTCAATGGTTTCACCGAAGTGATACCAGAAATCCTGCAGATCGGGGTGTGACTTCTCATATTCAAATGTCACATCCACGCTTACGCTGTGGATCGCTCCCTCTTTGATTCCGGCTACGATGCGCTGGTTCCATTCTTTGCTGATTTTAAGAGTTACGTTTATCCCCTGCGGTGTCCCCTGTTTATCCCACCAGCTCTTGGCAACCACGCCAAGCCATAGCTCAACACTGTGGTCATGGTTCGGATATACTGTCTGCCCCTGCAGGAGCCTGGTTGATTTTTCAAGAACTCCCTGTTTGGAAAAATCAAAACCTCGCTCTTCAATGATTACGGCGGAGAGAGCGCGAAAGGGTGTGTATAAATACTTTTCATCTTCATCAAGGGAGAGCTTTTCACCTGTCTTTTCGCCGCTTTCGGCAAAGCTCATTGTCTGGAATAACCTTGCAAGGGCGACATTCCGTTTGAGATCAATATCCAGCCCGGATCGTTTCAGTTCCTCAAGTTTCGCTCTCAATCTTTCGTCCATTCCATTCTCCTTTCAGGGCATAAAAAAACCGATAGCTCCATGAGTGCCCCTTTTCAATGGTCATTTTTCACGGTTCTATCGGTTATGGTCTTTTTATCTGTATCTGTACGCCCGAAGGGTACGCTGCAACCCCCTTCAGGCTTTATAAAACGCGTTTAAAAACGTTTAAAAATCAATTCTGCATCACTTATATATTCAGGGCTGAAAAACCCTCGAACATGCCCTTTTTTGAATCAATGTAAATCTTCGTAATATAGGCTTTTAGCCAGTTCCCTTACATGCTCCGGAATCTTATCAACCGGGAATTCCCCGCTTGCTATTCTGCCAGGGTTCCAGACCCAGTAATTCGACATCTCTTCATCATAATGCCCTTCATCAAAAATAAATTTTCCCAGAGCTTCGGCTTTCCGGATAATCTCTTCGTCAACAGCCTTGAGTTCCGGAATTACTTCAAATTCATCATCGTCATACGCCATGCGTAGATCAGCTATCTGCTCAATCTCTGTGTTATAATCTTCAGCTTCAAGGTCAGCATCAGAAAGCCTCTCTCTCAGCAGCTCAAGATAAACATCTCTCTTAATCCCGTAACTCATTCAATACCTACCATGTTTTTCCTTGGCTTAAACCTGTTATACTTATGAAACCTCTGAATCTTTCCTGTTTCAGAAATCTGTAAAAAAGATCTGCTTTTTGTATCATAGAAGATCCACTCTCCAGCCTCTCCAAATGTAAAGACTTTATCATAATTTTTCAACAGAGATTTTAATGCTTTGTTATACCCACTGCTGAATTCCCGCTCGTGCTTGGCTTTGTGATACTCATAACTGCCCCTTGTGCTGCCGTCAGGCCATTCCCTGACTCTGTCATCCCAGTACCCTGTCTGCGACAGGCTTTCTACCTTCGACAGCAGCTCCTGCTTTGTCAGTTTATTAAGCTTATTAGCCCTCTCAGCTGCTCTATCGTTCTCTTTGTCGTAATCAATATCACCCTTAAAATATCCGGATGACTTGCTTATTTTAACATCCATGCTCATCACTGTCGTTGTCCTGCATCTTCCGTGATAGGGAGGTAACTGCACCTTTATTTCTTTCATGATGTCAGCAGTGCTCATTTCTGCAAACCTTTTCGCGTCATTATCATTCGGCCATCCGAATTTCTCGGTCAGCTCATCCATCGGTGTCTTTAATACCTCACGGACATGGTCAGCGGCCACTCTTGTCTGTATTCTCCTCCCATTCATTTCACGGCAAATCCTCGACGTCTTTTTATCCAGTATTGCCACAATCTCAAGTTCCGCAATGCCGAGCCTTTCATAATTCAAGGCCCGCCCAAAGTTCCTGCTTTTGTTGACCGCGTTCCGTACTACCAGGTCATAGTAATCCTTTATCCGGCTATCGTCAAAGGCGTCACCCATCTTCTGTTTAAGAGCTTTGAGCACCTTCGGGTCATAAGCACGGATAACCCCTTTCAGCTCGTTCTCAACTATCTGCCTCATCTCGTCAGAATAATTCTGGAACTGCTTCCCGAAAAAGTACTGATCGTGTTTCCTGAAAAAGTTTATGGCATCACGGTCTGTGACCTTCCATTCCCCGTCAGACCAGTTCTGTCCAAGTCCGAACTTCCAGTTCTTCTCAGACCATTTTTTAATGACATCTGCGGCGTCCGCAGGGAGCTCAGAGCCCATCTTCAATTCCATATATGCCATAATTGATTCAACAACTCTCTCCTCGTCAACCCTGTACTCAAACCCGGTCAGGAATTCGCCGTACTTTTTGTTATAAATTTCAAAGAACTCCGAGAGGTAACCCTCTTCTAATTCAAGGACATGTTCATATTCATAGTCTTTTTTTTTTCGGAACCGAGTTGAATCGATTCCCTGACAAATATATACTTATTCCGGTCTCTGTCAAAACTGAATGTAAAACCGGGATTAAAAACCGGTACTGCTGCATCACTTTTATATGCGGAATCATATCCCAGTTCGTGCGCCGCATCGTCCGGGCCTATTGTCCCACGGCTCAGTCTTTCATAAACCATGCGCTGGTTTATCTCCTTCGTCTGGGCCTCTTCCAACACTTTCAGGCTCGGAGCGGGATTAAAGGTCATGGAACATGTTGCCGGGATCTTCCGCAGCAGCAGGTGCTTGTTATATGAGTATTCATTCGCGCGCTTGACTATACGCCTTATATTTGCAATCTCACCCAGCAGAGTCTGATAACAGACAGTCGCATAAGTCTCGGTAGTCGAATATGCATACCCAAGCAAGGCCGGGTCAATATTAAGGCCGCTGGTAATGGCCTGGTGAGTCTTCTCCATCACCTCGCTCATCTGACCGACCCCTTTGCCTATTGCCTTGTGGTCAAGCTGGATGTTCGGTGCTGTAACTGCTACCCCTTTCTGCCGGCTTTTTGTGAACATCTCAAAATACCGCTTCAGTTCTCTCTCGGCGCGCTCGCGGAATTCATCTTCCGTTTCTTTCATCATTGGCTTAATGTCCACAGTCATATGCGTAAATCCCATAAGCCCCCAAAGAGCCGAAAAGTCATCTATACCCTCCCACTGTTTGTCCTGGCGGATAATAGACCGCAGGGCCGAAATGAACGGGAGCACCGGATACGGGCTGTCCTCGTCAGTAGTGAGAGGTATATAAGTGAATGTCTCTTCATTGAGCTTAACTTTTTTAATCCCCTGTATCTGGTATGGAACAAACCTCCCTTCTTCAAAGCTGAACCTTATTGATGAAACTTTCACCTGATAAATCTCATCAATCCTGTCCATCGATAATGACGGCACCGCCTCCTGGCACAATGCACCCTTTACTATGATCTGTCTGAACTGCTGATTTATAAACCCGTCTGCGCCTGCCTTATTTGGAAACGCATTCCGTGCCAGGTCATTCAGTTCAATCACAGCGTCTGATGCCGCTCTCTCGCTCCCGGTTATCTCAAGCTTATGGCCAACATTTCCCAGGGATATAATTTTTTTCACGGTCTGGCTCATGTCATGATTAAAGATCGACAGCCATGAAATGATATCTATAAACTCATACATGTACGCAGGAGTTATCTCTTTCATCTCGGCATATCTACCCATGTCAGAAACAAAACCGCCGCGACGCGCATAATTTCCGTCAGGGGAAAATGTTACCTGCACAGGCTCCCCGGACATCTCTTCACTTTTTCTTTTCCTTCTGCCGAATATGGCCATAACTTAACTCCCGAATACCGGATCAACTGACGGAATGAAAGTCCCTTTCCCGATACGGAACGCGATGAACGCAGAGTTCATTGACATCCCGTAGTGATTCGGCAGGTTCTTTTTGTACACCGCCACTTCATACCCGTTCTTATCCAGGATCTTCTCCTTTTCCAAATTTTTAATCTGTTCTTTGAACTTCTCGTATGCCTCAATGTCGCCGGGCGCCAGTACCTTCGGGTTCGGAAACTCGAAAAAACCTTCACCGAGCATTGATGCCATCTCATCTATTGACTCAGTCCTGTCATGCATTACAACAGGAACCTCATATTCACCTTCACCCTCTGTCTTCTCCGTGAGAGCCTGGCCTTTGAAATACTGCATTGCTCCCCATCCCCTGTATCTAAGGCATAAACGCTTTGCCAGGGACTTATAAGGCATCGCGTCAATGACAAAGTATGAGCTATATCGTTCAATCAGGTACTGGAACCTCGATTCGTTGTCTGCCAGTACCTCTTCGCAATAAATAAGGCGCAGCCTGTTGCCGTTCCATCCCCAGATTGTCACGTGGCATACGTCGCCAACGTCAATTCCCATATAACTCGAAAAGGCCGACTTCTCGAAACCATGCTTCCCCTCGGCAGCCGTAATAATTGAATCCGTAATGGGGCAAAGTTCAGAATCCCTGTAGGGTTTCCCTATAATCGAGATTGAAAAATTTTTCTTTTCCGATGACAGGGTCGCGCCTGTGAACTTTTTGTATATATGCTCCATGGTTACAGTATTCGAAAAAAGCTGACTCTCCAGGTATCCTATATGGTATTTTGACCTTGAGGGAACTGCAGGAACCCATATACCGTCACAGCGGTCAAGTTTTCTCCTGCAGCGCGAACATCCAAGCCAGGCAGTGAGACTGTCGCCTTTCCCCTTATGCATCAGGTTTTTAGGGAAATTCTCAACGATGTTATTCCACTTCCCGCATCCTTTGCATTTTACCATAAAGTATCGCTGGTCAGACTGTTTGAAACTCTTATTAATTCCGTAGTCAGGTCTGCTCGGCTGTGACAACTCCATGATAAACTTAAACCGGGAATGAAGGAGCCTGTCATCGGCAAAAATAAGGTTCTCCTGATTAGCCTCATCCACCTCATCCTTCACAACCATGTCAGCATCAACGCTTTTTACTTTGCGTTTTGTCCATACTCCCCGGAAGTACAGAGATGAATTCCCAAGCTGCTTAAGCCCGAGGTTATCCGCTTTATCGTAGCTGCATTTAGAACTCAGCAGTTCCGAATTGTCAATAATAGGGTTTGCCCTGTCCTGCGCGAAGTCCCGCACATCCTCATCAGTAGGGAAGTAATAAACAACCTTCATCGCGTACCTGTCCATGCGGTAAAAAGCCTTCAGCAGACAGTATGTTGATATGCCCATCTGCGCAGCTTTCTGGTGAGTCTCGCGCGGAACATCGGGCAGGTTATAAATTTCATTCAGGTATTCATGCCCGATAGTATTCCATGGAGCAATGATGCCGTTGATATTAAGGCGGATGTTCTTTGCGCACCAGTCTGGAAACGATAATATACCGAACTTCTCTTTGAATCTATGAACGGCAATGTTAAAAACATCGTCCTTCATCGTTTCTTTAGCCTCGCAAGAGCCTTTAACTTCCAGGCATCCATTATGGCCTTTTTATGTTTTGAAAGAACAAATGCAACTTCAGGTATATCATACATAGCGTCAAAAAGTATCTCAACCTGATCCTCAATTGTGATCTGTTTGCCGTCTGCAATCACTTTCCCTTGCCATTCAGCCAGGGCTTTAAACGCATAAACTGCTGCATCCTTTGTTTTAAAATCAAGGCTGCTGTAAAGAATATCATCCATAATAGCAGAGAGCGCCTTTTGTGATGATTCAAGCAATTCAGCCTGTGTCTTTACAACGATGTCTTTTTCATTTTTCCGCATAAGCGCCGCAATTTCTTTCTTCCTGTCATCCCATGTAAGTCCGTTTTCATCAGGAGTCTCAGCCCAGGACTTGATTGTGTTGTGCGTCAGCTTCTCACAGCCGGGATGAGTGCGCAGCATTTCGGCAATAGCCCTGAAGCTGTGCCCCTGGGCATATAGCAGGTACGCGTTCGATTTTATTATGTCATTGTACATTCTTCTGTTTTTCGTTCTTGTAGTAGTTTATACCGAATGCTGTATTCAAGCCGAGAATGAACACCCCCACACCCTCCTGGAATCTCGCAGGAGATACCATGCAGAGAATCACATAAGCCACAGAGATGAACCCGAACAGTGAAAAGAAAAATGCCCGTCTTGAAAACCGCCCGCTGCTTGTTACCCAGAAGTACCTCATACGGAGGCTGCCGGGAGGTTCATTAAAACGGGGTATTTTGGCAGAATGTTTACCTTTCAATTTTAAATTTTCTTTCATAGTTCCCCTCCAGATCACGCACGGGTTCAACATTCAGCTTCTCCATTACCTTCACAAGGTTTCGCTCAATAATCATCAGTTTCCGGTCTACCTCCCTGAAATAGCCTTCCTGTCCCTCCCGATAGAGTTCAAGCTTTGTAATACGTTCATCATGTCTTGCCATTCTAAAATGAAACTTCCAGTAAATGCCGAAAATACCGGCAACTATAAAGAGCAGGGACACTGTTGCTGAAACGATGTATATAATATCTTTTGTTGTTTCCATGCAGTGTCCCCTCTCTCTATTAAATATGGAGTGTAAAAAAAGCGGGGTGTGGGCGAACCTCACACCCTATCATAACCAATAGAATGACTGTATATAAACCAGATTGGCCACATAAGTCAATGAGCGAAAGTTATCAATTGTTCCGATTGTATCGAATTGAACGAAAAGATCGGATTGTTCCGAAAAAAAGAGATGTTATTTGAAGAGTGATAATGTACGATCTGTACATTCATCGAGATATTTCTCAATCGCGCTGTGAGGTATCTGGTATCGTCCGGTTGGCGATGTAAATGCGCGTAGCCAGCCTGACTGTATATATCGCCTTACAGTAACGGCTTCAACATTCAGAAGCCTGGCCGCCTGTGCTGGAGTGTAAAGTTCATCTATCTTCATAGATAGATGGTATTTAAGTATTTTATTGAATGTCAAGTTAAAAAGAGAAAAGGATAGATTCTGATATTAAGTCTTTGAAATTAATATCGCCTGTCATACTCTCCTTATTACTTATTCCCGGCGTGGACTGGCCGGGAATCTTTTTCAAAATTTTCCTTCATATTTTTGTCTGGACGGATAAAAAAACAAAACATCACTTTCTTTTATTTTTAGTTCCCTGGCTATGAAAGAATTAATCTTATCCTGATCATACATACCATCTGCTTTTTTAAAACGTTCCTTGTTTGACTCATATAGAGCCGTTATCTTGATTTGCATCTCGCTTGGATACTCTGGAACGGCTTCGACCTGCCATACCCAAGAATCTGAATTATAACCCTTACCGTCTGGCGCATATCTCGCTATAGCAAGCGGACGTGCTGTTTGTACCGTCTCTTTACACATATCTAAAAAAACTGTAACCACATCTGCGCCGGTTTCATCCTGGTAATCCTTCGCGGCTTTTATCGCAGTTGAGGCAAGCTCATCAAAGGTTTTTGCTTCGGGGCTGAGAATGCAAATTTCAAGACGCTTACGCCCTGGGATATTAGCTTCACTTTTAATTATTATTTCGTAGGGTTTAGCCTGTTTCCGACTCTCATCGCTTAGCGTTTCTTTTTTTTCACTCTCAGGAGTAAAAGCCATAGTAAGAATAAAGAATAGAAAAATCAACACTGCAAAACCTTTCAATAATGTCTTTTTGGCAGGAATTTCCCCGGTTTTGTTATTTTTAAAAGCATCCGGTTTAACTAATGCTACAAGAAAAAGAATGCAACTGATTGATAATAAAACACCAAAGAATGTACTCACAACAATACCTCCATAAGTTTTTAAATTTTAAAACATTTATATATGCAAAAAACCGACTATAAGAATAGACATGACTTTCAAAAATTTTCTAACCAGCTTCCCCTTTTTGGCGTAGAGCAACTTTCCTGCTCTCTTCAATTCGGAGTTCATAATTAATCCCTTGAACAACTCGATCAGCACCTTCCTCCGTAAGCTCTTCAAGGGCAGCGGCAATGACCTTTTTCTTTGGAGACAGATTGCGAAACCATCTGGTGTGATTTAACTCGCCCTCGAAAATTTCCGCTCCGCCATCAACACCACTGAGGCCGTTCTTATTTTCATTATCTGCATCATTTTGCATCACTTTGGATGCCGGGGTTTCTTCCTTTCTCCCCTGGGAATGGGAGCCGGGAGGTGAGGTCAGAAACATTTCTCCTTCACCGGTAAGGAGCCAGTCCGGGTTAACTTTAAATTTCAATTTCAATATTATTAAAATTGATCCTGATATTTTTTTTACTCGGCCATTTGTAATATCTGATACTGCTGCGGGTGTTATCCCCAGCTCCTTAGCAAGCTCTTTATTCTTCAACTCAAGAGCGGACATTATTGTTTTAAAACGGGTATACATTAGATAATCGTATTTTTTTATACGATAGCCGAATTTATTGTTGACTTATACGATTATCGTATTATTATGGTTTATAGCTTAAAGCCTATGCCTTAAAGTCCCAAGCCTTAAATGGCCAGATTCTGGCGACTCTTAAGGTAAACACCTTAAAGCCTTAAGCTTCAACTATTACAATATGGAGTTGGATATGACAAGAACAAATTTGAAAATTCTCATGGAGACGAAAGGCATTTCAATAACAGAAGTTGCAAATATACTTCGGGTTTCACCTATTTCAGTATATGAAGTTATGAGAGGACAAACTACTTCCAAGCGCATTGAATCCGCACTTGAAGCATCCTTCGGTATGCCCATAACTGCAATCAGGAAAGCATGGAACAACAAGGGTAAACCTGTGATAACCCCTGAAATAAAGCAGGCGTTTGAATCACTTGGCGTCAAGGCCGCGGTGTGAGGTGCAGGGATGGAAACAAGAGATGATTTAATCGCACGCCTGAAAGATAAGGGCCTGACCCTGAAGAAGATCTCGGCGGAAAGTGGTTTCTCTGAAAAAAACATCGATAGTGTGCTCTCCGGAATAATGTCATCAACCGCCGTTCGTAATTTACTGGATGAAGTAACCGCCGCTGAGAATTTTTTTGAACAACTGTTCGGTATGCAAATAACAGACATCAGGGCCGCATGGAAAAACAAAAATCGTGCCGGGAGTATGAAGGATTTTGCTAAAAAGCACGGCACTAAAATCGAAGAGTAAGGTGCGGGGATGATTGTCAGAGTATGTTCTAAAAAAGGCTGCTGGCATCCCATCTTCTGGTGGCAGGAAATCATGTCAATAACACTAACCGCCAGGTCAGGCAAAAAATATAAGCTTAATTATTGCAGGAAGCACTGCTGGGAAATCTTAAACAAATTAGCGGAGAACAATTCATGACCAAAGAAAAAATTTATCCGAACTATCGAATAATCTACACGTACTTACCGGGAAGCAAATCAATATCATACAGGCTTCAGAGGGCAGAAGACACAGGGGCTCTTCAGTTTATGTATTTCAACAGCGCGAAAGAAGCTGAATCATATTTCAAGGAGGTACTCTGATGCTGCAGAGAATAGACCGCTTCGGATTCATCGAAGTTGATGGACAGGCTTTCTATCTTCACTGGTCGCTGGCCGGAGAATGGGCAGAAGTACGATCCCGCCGCCGGGGTGTTCAGTACGCAAAAACAATTGTGGGGAAGTTCAGGCTCTCCAGGCCGCAGGCTGAATGCATGAACAGGAAAAAATCTGCCTCAAAAAAGACAGTAAAAACAGCAGGTATTATAAACAGAATAAAAAATTCCTTCAGCCAGGCTGCGGGTTAAGAGGTAACAATGGGAGCAAAAGAAAAACCGGAAAGCCTTAATGTTAAAAACGGGCTTTATCTTAAACCTGTCAAAAGCGGGACGATAAATGTAAACGGCAAGGCGTTCCGTGTGCCGGAATCGTTTCTCACATTCATCCGGGTCGAAGGGATGAATGTATATATAGCAGACAGGGATGGCAAGCCTCTGTGCAAACTCGAACCTGTCAGTAAGTTCGAGGCGTTTGTATGAGCCTGAAGATACTTGTCCACATGCTTGTCAATGCTGACAGGATAGCCCCCTGGAAGGTTGAGGATTTTAATAAACTCGGGATATCAGCTTCATCTTTATACAGACATATTAAATCACTCCGCCAGGCTAACCTCATCATCAGGGTCTCTGGCGGATTTGTTCTATCCCCCCTCATACTAAACGCAGGCACAAAGCAGAAAAGCGCATTCATGCGTGTAGATATAATAAAGAATCAGGAGTGTATTCATGGCAAAGCATAAGGAACTCGTAAAAAAACTCGGCATAGAAATCCCCGATGAGATTTATGATGATGAAACCGGAGATTTTATCCCCTATGATGAGGAGAAAGTTACCCGTGCGTTAGCTCTTGTCGCGAGAGTGCAAAACAACATCGTATCAATGGCAGAGCACATAACCGAATTTTTTAGCGAAAAGCTGTATCTGTATCTCGGTTTAACTAAAGCTGAAGCAGGCTCAATATGTTTCGGCATGAGCCCGTCAGCAATAAACCAGATTGAATGGGTGGCAAGGACATTCGGTGACAGGCTCGTTGAATTTTCATCACTCGGACTGACTCGTCTTGACGCGATAAGCTCACTCCCCGAAGAACAGAAGCAGGAGCTCCTTAACAGTAAAACAATAACCCTCAGTGATGGGACTAAACTTACTTATGAAGAACTCGGGGCCATGAAAGTGAAAGAGCTCGAAAAGAACCTCCGGGCAGAAAGGCTGAAAAACTCAAAGCTGAAAATAGAGCTGGAAGAGTTTAAAAACGAACACGATAGCGAAGTTAAACATTTTGAATCCAAAATTGAATCTCTAAATAGCCTTATAAACATGCCGCCCGAAGAACGGGAGTTTCATCGGCGAATTACCCGCAAATCCGAAGTACAGAACAAAATCAAGGAAGCAATGGCTGACATGTACAACGCGTTTATGCGTATCTCACAGATTGAGATTGATGAAACCAATGCGTCGGTAGCCCTCGCCGGCATAGAAGGCTTTGCCACAGAAACATCCAAGAGATTGCTGGCCCTTGAGGCAGATCATGGCGCACTGCTGAATGAATATAAAAACGGTATTCAAAAACTTTCAAGGGTTAAGTAATATGAAATTCACCCTGACAGAAATCTATACTTATTATGACCATTATAACACCCTTAAGCGCCGGGTTGACAGGGGCGAGTTTATTCGCGGCCTTGCCGCTGATCTCGGCTGTCATCCCTGTACTATAAGCAGGGCTTTTAAAGATTTAAAAAAAGGGTCATTAAATACCCTCAATCGCCGGGACAAGGGGAGTTATCGTTTCGCCGGAATGTCCCCTGAAGAATGCATTCAGGCCGCAAAAATGGTAGCGGCTATGAAAATAGAAATGGCTACAAAAACCGGAAAAACCGGCAGCACAAAAAGCGCAATCAGGGCGCTCTACAACTCAGGCCAGATTCATACCATAATCCCCGACTCAACTATGAACCGCTGGCTTAACAACCTTGGCCTTTCATTTAAACAGATCCGTAGTTACTCAGCCTCAACCAATGTAAGGCTCGGCACAGACGAGCCAAACAAGTGGTGGTTTATAGATTTTTCGGTTTCAGAGATATATTATCTCCTGCAAAGCGGCAAAATGGTTCAGGATAAAATCGGAATAATGACCGATAAAAACCACCGCGAAGAACTCCTCACAAAAAAAGGGTACCGAAAACTTTTTATTGGATGTGTAGTCGATCTTTACTCCGGAGCGTACTGGGTCAACGGCTATGTTTCACCAGGTGAAAGTTCATACCTTGTCTTGAACTTCCTCATGGATGCAATGCAGAAAAAGGATGATCCGCAAAATCCGTTCAGGGGGATACCGCAGAATATATACTGCGACAAAGGCTCAGCTCTTCACTCGCAGCAGATGCGGGATCTTCTTGATCCTCTTGGAATACAGATATGGAGTCACGTGCCGGGCAATCCAAAGGCCAAAGGAAAAGTTGAATCCCGTATAGGGGCATACAAGAACACCATTGAACGCTGCTTCGCATTTCAAAAACCGTCCTCTCTTGAAGAATACAGAGCAATAACCCAGAAGATGATAACCTCAGACAACATAAATAAAGGCCTTTTTTCAAAATGGATGGATATCCATAAGACAGGTTCGCTCAGGGAATTCGATGATGCCACACGGCAGAAGCTTGGTTACACGATGCACGAGAAGGTTGTAAATCCAAGAGGATGTATAGAACTCAATCGGCAGGAATATTTCATCTCCAGGCGTCTTAATGGTGAACGTGTGTCAATCTACACGCTTATGGATGGGACAATGAAAGCCCTTGATCGTATGGGGAATATTTACGAACTCACCGGTATAGATCACCAGCATAGACAGATGGGAAAATACAAGGCAGAAAGTAAAACAGCTTATGACTACACACTGGATGAAATCAAATCCGAAGGGAAGCGTTTAAGAAAGATTGTTAAACCTGAACACTTCATCCCAGACATGCCCGAAAACCTGCTCATGCTAAACAGGCCCGGAGAGCCAGTTGAGGTAACAGCACCTTTTGAAACTCCCGGATTCAAGTCTGTTGAAGCAGCCTGGTACGAAATATATAAAGTAACTGGTTTCTCGCAAAGACATCTTCCCGATGATCTCGCCGCTAAAATCGACTGGCTCTTCAATGCAATGCTCGAACGCGATAAAACGATTCCTCGTGATTGTTTTACCGAAGTAATAGAAATCATAACTGATGAATTAAGGGAGGCTCAAGCATTATGAACATACGCACATCAACCTTTATTGCGACGGAAAAGTTCGTACGGGAGACGATAGAGCGGAACGGATTTTCCGCAGTTATCGGAGAAAAAGGAACCGGAAAAAGCCATGCCATGAGGCAGGTAATCGGCAAATACGAACAGAAGGGAGGTTTCTCTGTAATAACAATTACGCCGATGAACGAACAGGTAAAAAACATCACTCAAATTATGAGCGCAATGATTGAAGACATATCGGGTGAATCACCGCGGCGGGACGTTGAGGCACGGCGCAGACAGTTAAGGAGAGTGCTGGGAGATGCCAGTTCAAAAATCATACTTTCAATCGATGAAGCCCAGGATCTTCACAAAAGCACACTCCGGGGACTCAAGAAAATACATGAGCTCGGTTTCGGCACTAAAGACAAACTATTCTCAATAATCCTTTTCGGTCAGGAATCCCTGAAGGACAGGATTTCAGATGATGAGCTTAAACCGAGGATCAGGCGTCATCACATGAAAGGGCTCACAGAAAAAGAGAAGCTGGAATTTATAGACAGCTCGGCATTTAATGAAAAAGCCCTCGGAATCTTTCTCAAAAGAATACGTAAAACACCTCTCTCAGTTATAACAGCCTATGATGAATTGATTGTCATAAAAGACGATCTCGGAAGAAAGAAAATCGATGAACAGATTGTGAATGATTATTTCTTCTCAGATACAAGAGAGCTGATACTGTCCCTGGGCGAAAGTTATAAAAAAATAGCAGACGGTGTGCGTGAAGTCACAGGCGAACAGCTTTCACCAGCGGCAATATGCCAGTACACAAAGGGTAATTACAACGGTAACAACGAGAGGCTCGATACCCTGCTTAGAAAATATGCCAGCGAAAAACGAACAGCAGCAATATAAGGAGGAATAAATGAACCAGACACAACAGATACCACAGGGCTATATGCTCGATGTCCAGGGGAGGTTAATCCCTGAAAGCCAGATCAAAAAGATAGACCTGGAACGTGACAAACTCGTGAAAGAAATAGTCGCTGAAGCGATAGCTGAAGCTGAAGAGCTCGCGAGATTTAAAGAGAAGACGATGAAAAAAATTGAACTCTTTATCGCGAGATCGGCAAAAGAATTCAAGGTCAAGATGGGAGGGAAAAAGGGAAATGTTCAGCTCATCAGTTTTGATGGTAAATACAAAATAATCCGTTCTATAAACGAATTCCTTTCCTTCGATGAACGGCTCCAGATTGCCAAGGCCCTTATTGATGAGTGCATCCTGGAATGGAGCGACGGGAGCGATGATAAAATCAAGGTTCTGATTACTGACGCTTTCCGCGTAGACAAACAGGGGAAGATAGACCGGAACCGAATCCTCGGACTCCGCAGGCTCAACATAAAACATCCGAAGTGGAGTCGGGCAATGGATGCCATAACCGAATCAATAACTGTCACGAACACCAAAGAGTACGTCAGGATTTTTGAACGACAGCCGGATGGTGAATACAAGCCTATAATCCTTGATATCGCTAATGCATGAGAGGTAAACCATGAATGATATAGACAAAACCCTTGAAACAAAGGAACCGGTAGAAAAAGCATCTGAACTGCTTTATAAAATAGCCGTCGCAGAAATTATGCTTAATAAATATGCTGATGCCGCCAACATCAAAATTGAAGCGATTAAAAACGATCTGGCAGTAAAAAGTAAACTCTATGTGGATATGCTTGATGCCCTTAAAACCGAACTGAATAATCTCGCCGAGGAGCACAAAGAAAAACTCTTCCCGCCTGATAAAAAAGGGAAAGAGAAAAAAAAGCTTTCACTTATGCTCAAGTTCGGGGAGTTCGGTTTTAAAAAGACAACAACTCTTGATATACCTGTTGAGAGCTATACAGTGCAGCTTATAGAGAAAGATAAAAAGGAGTTTGCCGAGCAGACAGGTGTAAATCTTGCGCTCACCCGTGAACCTAAAATTAACAAGAAAGCGCTTCAAAGTTACGGAGACGATGTTTTAAAGGAATTCGGCATAAATCGTAAAACATCAGAAATCTTTTTCTACACTTCAAATCCGCAATCAGTAGAAGCCGAACTGGCAGAGAGGAAATAATGTCTCCGGCAAAAAGAAGACATATCTTTGCCCTCTGCAGGGAGCTTAACCTGACCGATGATCAGAGGAAGATTATCCAGTACTCTGTCACCGGGAAAGAATCCATAACCGAGATGAATGATCGTGAAGCGGACAATGTAATAAAAAAACTCATTTCGGAAAAGAAAAAGCTCCCAAACAGGCCCGGCGCAGGCAGAAAAATGACTCCCGCAGAATCCCTGAAACCGGGCCATCATAAAAATCATCTTCCGTCAGGGGATAATGTTATCGTTCTCATGACTCCTGATCAATATGCGAAGATAAAAGCTCTCTCAATTCATCTCACAGGAACATTCTCCGATGTGGCCATGAACAGATTCACACAGCGTCAATATCGTAAGCCTCTCCGTCGTCTCACGGCAGGCGAGGCTCTGAATCTTATAGAGACACAAAAGAAAATGCTCGCTCGTAAAATCAAAAACAAAGGAGAAAAAAATGATATTTAACAGAAGCAGTAAAATCCCTTACTATTCACAGAGAAATAACAAAAAAAGACCGTCATCGGCCTGTAATGTAACAGCAGCAACCCAGGCATGTGCCATCACCGATAATCTTTTCCAGCATCCCGCAGGTGAACAGCCTGAGGATTACCTTATGGGGATACTGGAAACACCTGAAGCCTGGGAGCTCCTGAACATCAAGTTCCCCGGCGCGCGCTGTAATCCCTGGAATACAAGCCATTGCATAGCCTGGGCCGTAAACAAAGCTTCAGGCAGAAGGATCTGTCGTGTTGAAACCGTAACGCTCCAGGAGATGCTTCACCATATCATCATTACAGGCGGGGCGGTTGTCGTTGGCGGGAAGTTCACAAAAAGCGGCCATTTTGTATGTATCGTAGGGCTTGACACCGAGCAGGATATTGCAGAGATCAGAACAGTTGATGATATCGACTTATCGAAAATTAAAAACATCATAATAGATGACCCCTGGGGAGATTACACAAAGCGTTATAAAGACCCCAACGGGAATGATGTATTAATTCCTCTGGCAGATTTTAATCATCTCATTTTCGGGAAGAATAAAGTTAAAACAGCACAGATGTATTACCCTTCCGAGGCAGCCTGATGAAAATAATACCTGCTGAAATATATTCAAGAGTATCCGGTTATTTCAGACCGGTCAACCAGTGGAACAAGGGTAAGCGGGAGGAATTTAGCGACAGGGAATACCTCGTTATAAATAAAGATAAAATCAAGGAGTCCGGAGATGAAATTAAAAGAAATAATTCTTGGGAAACGGAACGCCGAGCAGGCTGATTCATTAAAACATATACAGCGTGAATGGCCGTGGATTGTCGGTGATTCTATCGCCGAAAAAAGCAGACCCGTAAAGCTCACAGATAACTGCCTTACAATAAAAACAGATACCTACAGAGTTCAAAGTGAATTATCATTTTTGAGAGTTGCGGTCGCAAACCGAATCCGCGAGAAGCACAATATTAAAATTACAAAAGTGTTGGTCAGAGGGTAATCATGGAACTTAAAGAAGCAATTGAAAACATCAAGTCAACCCTCAAAATTGAAAGCAGGCGCGGCAACCGCGACGCAGAATTTTTACTCAAGAGGCTGTGAAGGAGATGTCATGCTGAATGATTCACCAGCAATTATCGAAGGGTTTGTCACCCACGATCCGCAGTTTAAAAAAACCAAAACGGGCAAGTCTGTATGTACTTTCTCGCTTGCCATCAACCATTATTCAAAGAACGAAACGGCATCCAGGGTTTCATTTATCGATATAGAAACATGGGAAAAGATTGCCGAAATATGCTCAAAGAACATACGTAAAGGCAAAAGAATAATGGTTATCGGCTCGATCAAACAGGACTGGTGGGAGGATGACAAGGAAAAGATGCAGTCAAGACTCAAGATTATCGGGAACGAAATCAGGGTTCTTGAACCACTGAATGGAGGCAATGAAAATGCCAATAAAAAATAAAAAACTGTACCCTGAAAACTGGAAAGAAATTTCAAAAAGAATCCGGTTTGAACGTGCGGGAAACCAATGTGAAGTCTGCGGAGCAGAGAATTACAAGCCTCACCCTGTGACCGGGAGTAAGGTTGTTTTGACTGTGGGGCATCTTGACCATAACCCTCAAAACAACAATGAGAATAACCTAAAGGCAATGTGTCAGAGGTGCCATCTCCGATATGACGCCAAGCATCACGCGAAAACCAGAAGAGAGACAAGAAACAAAAAGTATGGTTTTCTTGAACTTCCCTTCTGTTAATAAAAGGTCTCTTTATGAAAACTCTTTCAGTTAAGGCTCCCTGGGCGTGGTTAATCTGTGCCGGTTATAAAGACATAGAAAACCGGACATGGAAAACAAATTACAGGGGCCGAATTTTAATTCATGTCCCGGCTAATAGTGATAAAAACTGGAGCCATATTTATCCGCCACAAGCGATGGACATTAAGTTGCCGAATAGATCAGCAATGAGTGCAATTATTGGCGAGGTCGAAATTATCGACTGTATTAAAAATGCCCGGTCTATCTGGGCACAGGCAGGGTGCTGGCATTGGATAATGGGTAACCCGATTTTATATGACACCCCGATTCTTGGAGTGAAAGGTCGACTGGGATTATGGGACTATGAAAATAAAAAACAAGGAGAAATGTTTCCATGAATACATTGAGCAAAATCATGACCGGTTTCATCTCAGGAATCATTGTCACACTCGCTGCCGGAGGTGTCTTTTTTTATAATAAAAACAGGTCGGCACAGCCGCTCACCGAAGTTAAAGTAACTCAAATTTCCGGCGAAAAAATAACCCACAGCTCGTTTGATTATTCTTTATCTGACCGAATTAAATTCACCACTCACGCTGAAGGAACAGGTACTGTCAGCACGGAAATTCCAAAAATCAACATCCCGGAGGCCCGCGCCTGGATGCAAAGAACTCATGGGCTCGCCGCCGATTTCATTTTTATTGACCGTCGGGTTTATGGTATATCATACCTCTATCGTTGGGACTCATTCGTCATCGGCGGCGGCCCGCTCATCTCCGAGAAACGCTTCGAAGGTCTAAAAATTCAGGGTCAAATATGGTTCTGAAACATCTGCAAACTGCCTACTTTCTTCTGCATAAATGGCCTTTTTTAAACGGTGCCAGCCATCAAAACAAGGCCGCGCGCGATTTTTTTTTCGCACTTTCGGTCTTTTTTTTCTGGCAAAATAATCCCGTTCCTTTGTAAATATCTCGCAGATAGTGAGAAAACAGCCCTTAAATCCTGCTGTTTTTGGCCAATTCTGGTCAGTTCTATTTGCAAATAATGTGGGTATTTTTATTTATTATAGCGGGGGGTTATATAAAGTGCGAAAAACAGCCTCTTTAAAAAATATAAGTCATCAGGTTAAAATTTTACCGCCTGTTTTGTTCTCCCTGGCTTGCTGTTTGTGTAATCTGTTGACATTGGCCTGTGTAAGCAATACTTTAGACGAGAGTTAAATTTGTAATAATTTCAGGAGAAAGCCATGCCCGAATCTAAAAGCAGTGATGATATTATCAAGACGCATGTAATTTATGCCATGACAGCAGGAGCAATACCAGTTCCAGTCGCGGATTTTGTGGCTGTATCTGCCATACAGTATGACCTTATCCAGAAGGTAGCGGAGTTTCACAGTGTAGATTATGACTCGAACAGGGGGAAGACGCTTGCAACATCAATCGCAGGAGCATCGGCAACAAGGCTGGGCTCCAGTATAGTGAAGGCGCTGCCCGGGGTGGGGACACTGCTTGGTATTGCTTCGCAGGTAGTCATATCCGGCGCAACAACTTATGCCCTTGGCAGGCTCTTTGACAGCCACTTTGCCAATAAGGGAACGCTGGATAATCTTAATACGGATTTGGTCAGGGCAAAGTACAGGGAGTATGTAGAGAAGGGCAAGGAGTACGCGAAGAATCTGAAAAAGAATTTTTCAAAGGATGATGTCCTGTCAACTATTGAAAAGCTCAGGGAACTGAAGGATTCAGGCGCGATATCCGAGGCCGAGTTCGAAAGCCTGAAAGAGAAGCTGCAGAAAAAAGTGGAGTAAGCTGCCTGTTCATAAATTATTCGGCAGCCTTCGAAAATTATTTATTTAACATTATACATCAAAGACGGTTATTGCGGTAAACATACCCTGGTGTTCGTAGATTTTGAGTTCGTGCAGGGTGACGGCCTTGATGTCAACCCTGAACATGTGCCTCTCCCGGTCTATTTCTTCCCCGGCGAGCATGTAGCGGCAGGTGTACGCGCCGGATTCTTTTGTGACCGCAACTTCTTCGGGTAAAAGCAGCAGGCTGCGGGAGTCCTTGTAAAAAAGAAATTCACCGAGAAACTCAAAGTAGAGCATGTTTAGTTCAGTGTTATGGAGTTCGCCTGTGACCTGCAGTTCCCGGTTGATCAGGGCTATATCCTCTACAAGTTCACTCATCAGGGCTTCTGCTGCGTTCACAAACAGCCCTGTAAGGGTTTCGCCTTTAACCCGTACCGCTATATCAGCGCTTGTTATGTCATGAACAATTTCGTAGTCCATTATCCCTTAATGTTCCCCACGGGCTCAAGTGTTGCCACCAACTTTCCAAGTCCTGCCTTTTCTGCCGCATCAACCACGTCATTCATGTTTTTATAGGCGCCGCCAGCCTCTTCGGCAAGCCCGGAGTATGACGAGGTGCGGACAAGTATTCCATGCGATTCCATGCTCTTCTGGATTTCCCGGCTGTTAAAGCGCCGTTTTGCCTCGTGGCGTGACATGACACGCCCGCTGCCGTGAACTGTTGTGTACAGGGCCGGTGCCCCGCTTTCGGTGCCGCGCATTATACATGATCCGCTTTCCATGCTGCCGCCCACAAGGACCGGCTGCCCGCTTGCCCTGTATTTTTCAGGGATATCGCTGCTTCCCGGCGGGAAGGCTCGGGTCGCGCCCTTGCGGTGTATAAGAAGTTTTTTTTCTTTTCCCTCAACTGTATGTTTTTCAAGTTTGGCAGTGTTGTGGCAGACATCGTACACAGTGTTTACAGCAAGACCTGGAGTTCCGCCGAACATTTCTGTAAGTATTTCACGCGTTTTGTGAGTTATGAGCTGCCGGTTAAGGAACGCGATATTAATGGCGCAGTTCATTGCAGCGAAATAGTCCTGCCCTTCTTTTGAAGAAAACGGCGCGCATGCGAGTTCGCGGTCGGGCAGGCTGTAGCCGAAACGTTTCTGCTGCGAAGCGAAGAGTTTAAGATAATCTGTGGCAACCTGGTGGCCGAACCCCCTGCTGCCTGTATGGATCATGACCATTACCTGGTCATCTTTGCTTATCCCGAAAACAGAAGCTGTTGCCGGGTCTGCAATGTTTTCCCTGCGCGCCACCTGTATCTCAAGGTAATGGTTGCCGGAACCGAGGGACCCAATCTGCCCCGCGCCGCGTTCGCGCGCCTTTTGCGACACGGCTGAAGGCCCAGCGCCCCTGATCATCCCGTTCTCTTCGGTGAACTCGCAATCTGAAGGAACTCCGTAGCCATGTTCGACTCCCCACTTCGCGCCTTTCACCATTGCTTCATCGAACTGGCTTTCTGTCAGTTTTACTATTCCCCCTGACCCCACTCCCGATGGAATGCCGCGGAAAAGAGAATCCACAAGCTCCTTAATGCGCGGTTTCACTTCGCCGTATGTCAGTGAAGTAGAGATAAGGCGCACGCCGCAGTTTATGTCAAAACCGATACCGCCCGGCGAGATGATACCTGTGTCAGGATCGGTCGCGGCAACGCTGCCAATAGGGAATCCATAGCCCGAATGGGCGTCGGGCATGCAGAGCGCCGCGCCGGTAATTCCCGGGAGAGCGGTGACATTAATTATCTGGGTAAATACCGCGTTATCCATTTCACGGATAAGTTTTTCAGATGCGAATATGCGCACGCCAACCCTCATGCCTGGCAAGGCGTCTGCCGGGATTTCAAAAAGGTATTCATCTATCTGTCTTATGAGGTTTCTGCTCATATAAACCCTGATTGTTTCTGCTTACACGCCCCTATATTACGCTAAGAGGCAGGTAGTGAGTATAAAAAGCTCTATTCCCTTCGCTGGAGGGGATTAAAAAGATCGTATTGAACCAATAAATATTTTCAAGGATAATTATTATTATCGTCTTTAGCTTAACAGAATAAAAAAAGGTGTTGATAAATCCTTTCTTATAATTGAATCTGGGCCACGTTGATATGGGACATAATCGCAGATGAAAGATATATTCGGCCCGGGCGGCCACCTTGACACGCAGCTTATGGAATACGAATACAGGGAGAGCCAGCTCCTCATGGCCTCGTTTATCCACGAGCGGCTGTATCACCTTGAAAACGGGATTGTCGAGGCTGGCACGGGAACGGGCAAGACTATGGCCTACCTTATACCCGCGCTTCGTTATGCGGCAGAGGCTGACAAAAAGATCGCTGTAACAACAGAGACGCGCGCTTTACAGAAGCAGCTTGTTGAGAAGGACATACCCCTCGTTCAGAAAATTTTCAGGGAGCACCTTCATGCGGATTTTAAATATGCCGTCTGTTTCGGCAGTTCCAACTATCCATGCCGCAAAAGGTTTGAACGCGCGGTTAAGAAGGGTGAATTTGAACGGGGCGACCTTGAGCATGTTAACCGGATTGCGGAACTTTTCAGGAAGAAAAAGATCTTCACGATTTTTGACGCGGACGTTCCAGCCCGCCTCTGGGATGAGATAAGCCGCGATACCGAGGCCTGCGATCAGCAGAGATGCGCGTTCGCGTCTCAGTGCCAGTTCCAGGCAGCGCGCAGGGAATGGGCGCAGGCTGACCTGCTTGTTATGAACCACTACCTGTTCTTTTCAAATATAGGGTCGGCTAAATCATACCTGCCTGTGTCGGACGTGGTGATATTCGACGAGGCGCATTCGGTGGAACAGATCGCTTCAAAGCAGCTCGGTTTTTCGATCGACTACGAGATGCTGGTTAACCTGCTCCAGAGGTTTTTTCAGCGGGGTAAGCGCGGAATAATAAACAGCTTTGCGTCACATGACCTGCGGCAGGAGGCCATGCACGAACTTGGAACAGTTGCAAAAAAGGGTCAGGTCTTTTTTGAAAAGGTCAAGTCGCTGTTTATAAATGAAAAAGAGACGACGCACAGGATAATTACATCGCTCGATTTTGGCGGCGAGCTTTATACGGCGATCCAGAAGTTTCTGCTTACTGTGGCAAAGGGCGAGGGCGACCTTGACGAGGATGAACTTCGCGTTGAATATGAACCTGCAAAGAACAGGCTGACCGCTTTTGCCGATTCCCTTAATTCCTTTACGGGCATGATGATCCCGGACTTTGTTTACTGGCTTGAAAGGAGTTCGTCGGATCTGCTGGGAAATGTTACGCTCGTGGGCCGCCCCCTGAACATCGACATGATCATGAAACAGGAGGTATATTCGTTCTATGAATCGTCAGTGTTTGTTTCGGCAACGCTCTCTGTTAAAAACGACTTTTCATTTTTCAGCGCGGCAACCGGATTCGAGAACGGCAGCGGCATAGTCCTTGACTCGCCGTTCAATTTCAGGGAACAGATGCTCATGTATCTTGGAGCCGACCTGCCCTCGCCTGAAGATGACCGTTTTCCCGCAGAGGCCGCGAAGGCGTGCGCTCACATAATAAACATACTGAGCGGCAGATGCCTCATACTCTTTACGTCATACGCGATGCTGCGTACGGTACGGTCAATGCTCGAAAAGTCTGTTACATGCACCATATATTCGCAGGATACCATGTCAGCATCAAAGGCTCTTAACCTTTACATCAATGACCCGCATTCCGTGCTTATGGGAACTCACTCGTACTGGCAGGGAATAGACCTGCCGGGAGACCTGGTACGCGGCGTCATCATTATGCGCCTTCCCTTTGCGGTGCCCGACACCCCCGTCATGGAGGCAAAATTCGAGCGCCTTAAAAATGAAGGCAAAAATCCCTTCGTCTACCTGCAGGTCCCTGAAGCGGTGCTAAAGACAAAGCAGGGGGCGGGCAGGCTTATACGCAGGGGGACTGACCGTGGAATTGTGGCCATACTCGATTCAAGGGTAAAGACAAAAAGTTACGGCCAGATCTTCACAGACTCGCTCCCGGCGTGCGAAAGGGTTTCGTCGCTCAGGGATCTCACTGCCAAGTACAAGAAGATGATCGACGTGAGAGAGAACTGATTCTTTGTAGATTCTTATTAAGTTTAAGCATTTCTGAAAATACATGCAGCATATTCATTCCAAAAGTGAAAAAAAGCGCAATATTTTAAGTATTAAGAATATATTGTAAGAATACAAAGAAACAATGATAAGGAGAAAAACGATTAATGAAAAGAATAATGTGTTTTCTGGTCTTATTGTTTGTTGGGAATATTTTAATTGGCAGTGATTTAACAAAAGAAGAGTTTATAAAGACATTTAAAGCCAAAAAAATATTTTATCGCCAGAACAAAAAAAATCAAGAGGAAAGCATATCAATAAAAAAAGAATCTATTATAACAAACAGTGATTTCAAGTATTTTGTATTGTTTAATAAATTGACATATCTTTCGATTCACACACCAAAAAATATTACAAACAAAGGTCTTGTATCTTTATGCGAAATAAAAACGTTCAAAACTGTGAAACTATCAGGAGAAAATATATCTGACGAAACATTACAGATATTAGAAAAATCGCCTGAATTAAAAGCATTTTCAGTTTCTGATGCTCAAATAAAAGGTTCAGGATTAAAATATATTGCTGATAAAAAAATATTTATTTATTGGATTTAGGAATGTGTTCAATAACCGATGAAGGCATTAAAAATATCAGCGGCTTGATCAATCTTGAATACCTTACATTATACAGGACGAAAGTTACTGATGAAGGAATAAAGCATCTTGTTAATTTAAAAAAGTTAAAAAAACTTGAATTGGATGAAACGAACATAACCGACAAATCAGTTCCGTACATAATCGAGATGATGGGAAACAAACAGGACAAGTATGATACTTACCTTATAATTTATGAAACCAAAATTTCACGTAAAGGTGTTAAAAAATTATTGGAAGCTGGCATACAGGTAAACTGTGATTATAAAGATTTAAGCTCAGAAATTCCATGAGATAAAAATATAATTATATCTACAGCTCTGGCGCTGCAAGTTACATCGCAACCGTAGATAGCTGACGGAATAAAAAACCCTTCCCGCGCGGGGAAGGGTTTTGAAATTTACTTCAACCAGATTTATGTAAAGATTATATGAACAGCGGCTTGCCTGTCTTAGCTATGTGCTCAGCCATCCTCTGTGAACCTTCAGTTTTCCAGCAGTCAACGAACATTTCTCTTTCGAGTCTGAGCATTGCGTCTTCAGAGATCGCCTGGCCTTTGTATGCTGTTCCACCGGAGAGTACATAACCGACGCGTCTTACAACTGTAGAGATGTGAGGCGCGACCTGGTTTCCTATAAGCATATCAGGAATGGTCGAGTCAACAGCGCCCATTGCATCCTGTCCGAATACCTTTATAGGCATTGCCACAGGCGCGACATAACCCTCTTCAGCCATCTTGAGAGCCTCTTTCTTCGCTTCGCCGATAAGGAAGTCCCTGTTGAATACGATTCTGTCCTGGGCCCTGAGGAAACCTTTGTTCCTCGCTTCCTGCGCTGACATCGAAGGCATAGGCATTGCTATTGTTTTAAACGCAGCGAGGAAAACATTAAGCCAGTCGCTCGGAGTAACAACAGTTTCGCTCAGGCGTTTCCACATCTGAACGCAGCCGCCGCCCGCAGGAACAAGGCCCGCTCCGACTTCAACAAGCGCCATATAGAGTTCGTTGTGAGCTACAATTTTATCGGCCCATAGACAAACTTCGCAACCGCCGCCAAGCGCGAGTCCGAAAGGAGCGGCAACAACAGGAATAGGAGAGTATTTCATCATCTTCATTCCTTCGTGAACGTCTTTTATAAAGTTATCTATGCCCGCGAAATCCTTTTTCCTTGCCAGTTCGAGCATGAATTTCAGGTCTCCGCCTGCGCTGAATGGCGCCGGCATTCCGCCAGCTTCGTTACCTATTACAAGTCCCGCGCCGTTTTTCCTGATGAAATCAACAACTTTTGGGATCATTCCAACAAGTTCACCGTTGATTGCGTTCATCTTTGTATGGAACTCGAAGCAGAATATATCGTCCCCGATGTCAATAAGAGACGCGCTGGGTGTACCGACAACAACTTTTGATTTGTCAGCCTTGATGTTTGCAAGGATTACCATGTTAGGGCTGTAAGTAATATCTTTGTAGCTGTCAGAAGCAAAATCCCAGAACTGTTTTTTGCCGTTCTGTATTCTGTAGAACGATGTGCCGCCTTTCTCTATCATGCGTTTTATGTTTGCAGGAATTGTGAAACCGGCTTTTTCAATTTCAGGAATTGACTCTTTCAGGCCAAGGTTGTCCCATGCTTCAAATGGGCCTGATTCCCATGCGTATCCCCATTTCATAGCGTTGTCTATATCAACCAGAGTATCGCATATTTCAGGAATCCTGTTTGCGGAGTATACGCACATTGAAGAGATAAGCTTGCGCGCGAACTCGTTGTTTTTGAAAAGATGCTTCTGTTTTTCAGCAGTTGTTTTCAGTTCTTTTGCAGCTTCAACAACAGGGTATTTTGCCTTGCTGTCGTAGTCAACATGCTGAAGTGTTTTGATATCAAGAACTTTTTTGAATTTCTTGCCGTCCGCGCCCCTGCCTGAAAGGTAGAATCCGCCTGCTTCTTTTGTCTTGTTACCGAGCATCTTCTTATCTATCATATCCTTGAAGAACCTGGGATATTTGTAGATTTCACGATATTCGTCATTTACAAGAAGTTCGTAAGAGTTGTCTGCAACGTGATGAATTGTGTCGTTACCAACGAAGTCAGCAAGGCCGAATATCGCTGTTCCCGGCATACCCATTGTTTTGCCGAACATTGCGTCTGCTTCAGGGATTGAGCCTACACCCTGGTCAATAAGTTTGAATGCTTCGCATATAAGCTCAACACCGATCCTGTTACCGATGAAGTTGGGAGTATCTTTGCCCCATACCACACCCTTGCCAAGAGTCTGCGCGCCCCATTTTGATACGAAGTCGCATACTTCTTTCTTTGTGTCAGGCATTGCTATACACTCAAGAATCTTCATGTAGCGCACAGGGTTGAAGAAGTGGAGAATAAGAAAGTGCTCTTTAAACTCCTTGCTCCTTCCCTCTGCCATTTTCTCAAGCGGAAGTCCCGATGTGTTCGATGCTATGATGGCATTGGGTTTTCTTACTTTTTCGAGTCTTGCGAAAAGATCCTGTTTGATTTTCAGGTTTTCAACAACAACTTCGAAGATGATGTCTGCGTCTTTAAGTTTGTCAAAATCGTCTGTGAGGTTGCCTAACTCTATAAGAGAAAGGTCAACTTTTTTATTCATGAATGCTGCGGGTTTAGCTTTGAGCTGCGCGTCAAGACCAGCCTGAACTATTCTATTCCTTGCTTTCTTGTCATTCTTTTCCTCGTCTTTGAGGTCGAATGGAACTATGTCCAGCAATAAAGTTTTGATGCCTGCGCTTGCGCAAAGAGCGGCAATACCGCCCCCCATGATACCAGATCCGATTACTGCTGCTTTCTCGATCCTTCTGATCATAAAATCCTCCTGTGAATATCTGAATGTCTGTTTTTGTACCGGCAGTTAAGGTTTTAATCACAATAAATGAGCTGCATACGGAAGAGGCATTGTATGCGGTCATGACTTATTCACAAAACCGCTTAATTAAGTATGAACCGGTATTTATATTTGATTAAATATTAAATATAGGTTTCGTCACTTATATTTGTCAAGATTTTTTCATTCATTCAAATCGCGGTAAAACAGTTTGCCGGAAAATAGTGAAAAAATTTTATGCTGCGATATGACATAATGCTTTTTTAATAATTCGTTGTTTTTAAGGCGTATATAATCTGTAAGTTTAAAAAAATATTGACAGCCAACTATTTAATTGAACATTCAGTTAATTGATCGGGTCTGCGGATATGGGAACTTCAGGGACAGCTTGCTGCAGATGCCTGAAAAGAAATTTCATAAAAGGAGGCCGGGTATGGCAGAAAAATTCTACAGCGAAAAAAATCTCAGGTTTACATTATATGAAGTTCATTCAGTGGAATCGCTTCTTTCGCATAAAAGATTCGGTGAATACAACAGAGAGAGTTTTGACATGATACTTGATACGGCAAAGAGCATGGCCGTGGATTTTATGTATCCCCTTTTTGCGGAGATGGACAAAAATCCGCCTGAATACACCGGGTCAACAATAAAGGTTAATCCTGCGGTAAGAGAGTTCATGAAGATGTCAGGTGAAGGGGGATGGATTAATGCAATCTTTCCAGAAGAACAGGGCGGGCAGCAGATGCCGCTTTCGCTTTTTAATGCCTGCATGTTTATATTCGCGGCGGCTAATTATTCTTTCAGTGTTTATCCCGG